TATGCTGCCGCGCAGCGATGACAGTGCGTCGCCACCCTTTTGTTGCCCGGCACCCGCCGCCGCTGTACTGAGGTCTTTCAACTCATCGGCAATGCCTTTGATCTGTGGCGCAATGTCGCCCCATTTGGCCTGGCCCCAGGACAGCGCCGCCTGGCCGAAGCCTACCCAGTCGGCCCCTGCGACAGCCGAGGCTATGGTCTCGAATGCGCCGGCTGCCGTGCTCAGCGCGCTCTCGATCGTGCCCCATGGAATATGGTCACTGATGGCATTAGCGAAGTCCGTGATGGCATCGACGCCTGTGTGCACCGCTTGCTTCCAGTGCCCCTCGAAGAAGTCGGCTACCTCGCCCAGGCCCTTCTTCACGTCCTCAATAACGGTCTTGACCGGCCCCTCGAGGTAGTGCACGACGTCCTCGAACGCCTTTCGCACGTTGCCGAGGGCTGTGTTCAGGATAGGGAACCGACCGGTCAGGTCATCCCAGTGGTTGACAAGCTCGTACACGGCAACGCCCAGCATCGCGAGCGCAGCGGCAACCAGGCCGATAGGCGAGAACAGCATAGCCGCGCCTGTAGCGAGCATGGATGCGCCCAGGGTCACAATGGCGGGCACCAGCACGCCGGCAATGATGCCCGCGAGCCCAGCGATCAGGACATTGCGCCCGCCTACCTTGTCGATGAAGTCGCCGAGCGCGCCAAACACGGTATGAATCGCGGGCACAACAATCTGGTTGAATTTCACCGCCATTGATACCATCAGGCCCGTGATCGCCACAACGGCTGGCATCAGTGCCGCGCCTAGCTGGATCTGTACGCCCTCGAGGGCTGCGTGGAACTCCTTCATCGCAAGCTGGTTCTTGCGGAACGCATCAACCTCTTCGCCTGACAGGACGTGTCCGAGCTTCTGTGCCTCGGCCTCGAGCTCAAGGACACCCTCTTTGCCCTGGTCAAGGAACGGGATCATTGCCGCGCCCGCCTTGCCGAATAGCTGCATCGCAAGCGCGGTTTTTTGCATGCCATCAGGCATGTCCTTGAACACCTCTGCGGTGTCAAGGAGGATGTTGTTCATCGACCGCTGGTGTCCGCTTGTATCGTCTACCTGTACACCGATCGCTGCGAAGTTGTCCTTTAGCTGCTTGCCTACAGCGAACGTGAGGTCTTCCGAGTCACTCACGCCAGCGAGCGCCTTGCTCAACTTCGCCATCATGGACGTGGCCTGGTCGCCGTTGACGCCCATCTCTCCGAAGGCAAACAGCAGCTTGCTGGCGTCCTCGGACGTACCGCCAATCACTGTCTGGAGCTTGAACACAGCCGCGCCCAGGTTAGACGCAGCCTCGATGGCTCCCTTGACTTCAAACACGCTAGCGAGGCCTACGCCTACGCCGGCAAGCACTGGCGCTAGTTGCCCCAGCGACCCCTTGAGGTCGCCCAGGATGCCGCCCAGGCCCTTAGCCTTACCGCCGGCCTCGTCCGCCGCTTGCCCGGTTTTCTCGACAGCCTCCTTCGTCGTCTTAGCCTCGTTCGAGACCTGCGTCATCGACGATGCCGACTCTTTCATGCCCTGCGTGAACTTCGTCACGTCAGCGGACAGGAACGCCTGGAGATCAGCTATCGTCGACATTGCGCCGAAGATCCTTGCCGCCGAGGGCCTGGTTGATGTTCGCGATGAATGACACCGTTTCCTCAGGCGTCATTGTTTTCTGAGGCTGCCCCACACCGTCCCAATCGAGCAGGAAGTCGAGTGGCTTGAACACTTTGGCCTCCTTGTTTGGTCGATTGATGTTGGCTAACAGCGACATTAGGTGCGCGAAGAGCAGATCGTGCCGGCGCTCACCCCATGGTTCGATTCGCTCCATGACGTACCACTCGCTGAACTCTCTCGAGCTCATCGAGTGCATCAGTTGCGCAACCGTCATCCCGAGATGGGCGGCTAGTCGGAAGGCAAATCGGCGCTCGGGTCGCCGTCGGAGTTTCCCTCAAGTTCCTTGAGCTCCTCCTTTGTGATGCCCGACGCCTTCTGGATCGCTCCGAATACGCGATCCATAGCGATGCTCGATTTGGCTCCCAGCGCCTTCACGTCGTCATTTGTGAACAGGCGCTTGCCCTCGCTGTCAATGGCACCGAGGGCGACGATTTTCGCGCGCATATTGTTGAGCCTGGTTGCGTTGCCATTGTCGTCAATGACTGACGTGGTAATGGCATCGCGTTCGGCTGCCGTGAGGGAGCGGACATACACGCTGCCGCCCCACTCCGGCACCTCAACCAGTTCGCGATGCAAGTCGTCCGCGCCGAGAATATCGGCGGCGGACAGAACCTTGACCGGCATGTCGGACATTGCTTCCCCTTCTCTGCTACCCGCCGGCTACTAGACCAGCGTGGGCATACCCGTGAACTTGATCTCGATCGACGCCTTGAGTTGTGCGTCGACCGGCTCGGACGGAGCGAACTTCGTCACAAAGCCGGGCAAGATCCAGGTGGTGCTGCCGCCGTCAGGGAACACCACTTTGAAGTTGCGCTTTACGCGCGAGGTCAGCAGGAACAGCAGGCCCGTGGTGTTGCCATGGGTAGCCGCCGCCGGCTGATAGTTGATGTCGAAGGTGACGCTGCCTGCGTCGATGAGGCCAGCGATGAACTCGCGTGCCTTGTTCGTGCTGTCGTGGTTCGTGACGTCGATCGTTTGCAATGCGATCGACGGCCCTGTAATGGACAGCACCTCAGCGATGGTGGTGTAGTTTCCGACACCGTCATCGATCTTGAGGAGCGTGCCCTGGGCAAATACTGCGGCTGAAGCCATCTCCTTGTTCCTCCCGAACGAATGTGGTGCGGCTTACGGTACGAGCGTTAGCACACAGAATTGAATGTCGATGGTCGACCCATCGACGTAGACGTAGCCGTCGGCCTGTTGCCAACCGGCAAGCTGGAACTGCGGACATACCACGATGGCAAGCGCAGCGAGGTTGAATGCCGTGATGTCACCGCTGCGCCCGTACGGGTCAGGCGCGCTCAGGACGGTCACGGTGCGCGCCAGGGTGGCGTGTGCGTTGCGCACGAGGAGCACCTGTTGCCCTGTGAGGATGAAGCGGTTGCCGTTGCCTGAATCCCAGGCGGTGAAGGTGCACACCGCCGGCACAATCGCTGTACGCGCCGGCAGCGCCACTGGAGTCAAAACTGTTCGGGCCAAGGGTTACACCTCCACCGTCTTGATGATGCTGCCGTCGGTGCCGTAGATCGGCACCGTGACAGTCGGGCGCGGCGGCTCGAGTGCCGCGCGCAGCCCGATGTGCTGCTGGAAGACGTGCAAATCGATAGTGTCCTTATCGAGCGTCGAGAAGGGGCACAGGTTGCACTCGTAGTTCGGCAGGCCCGCCCAGGTGCCTACACGGAACGCAGCCTCCGCCTCGTCGTCCGCCGCCGCCGGCTGTTCCGCCGCCGTAGGCACGTCCTGGGCGGGCGCAAGCGGGGTGGTCTCCTGTACAGGGGCGGCTCCCGCGTCCGTGGGCGTTTCGTTGCTTTCGGTTGTCTTGTCTGCCATCGCTTCCCCTCCTAGGGCTGTGCCCGCCATACTTCGATGTTGAACACGAACACAGGCTTCTCGTTCGCGTCCCTGTTCATGAGAAACGGAGGCTGCAGCGTCATCGCGGCAAGCCATGACACACCGCTGAGCACCTGGTTTCGGATGGCATCCACAGCCGCGTACACCTGTTGCACGAGGGCCTCAGCCGCCGCATAGCTGGCATCGCGCACTGCCACCTGGAGGTGCGGCTTCTGAATCGCGGTGCCCGGTAGATTGTGGACGTTGACGCCCGGCGCGCCCATGTACGAGGTCAGGGCAATAACACGATCAGGCGTGTCCGGCATGCGGCCCTCGAAGATGTCCGTGCCGCGCGTACCGAGGCCATGTTGCTGAAGGAACACGCCGAGCTCTGTCTCAACGGTCATGCCGCCCTCCGATCAACGAGGGCCTTGACGCGCGTCGTAACTTCCTCGACGATGTTGTGCTGTGCCTGGTTGAGCGGAACCTCAAGGTACTTCGCCTGCCCCACGTTGTGGTGCGCATGCATGTTCTCGTGCACGTACACCGCGTACGGTGCCGCAGGCCCGCCGAAGCCGAGCTCAACCTTAGTAGCGGTGCCTGTATACGTCGGCTCGCGGACGTAGCCGCTACTACGCAGCGCACCTGTATCAACAGGGACGAAGCTTTGCTTGGACTCCGTCATGACCTTCTGTGCGGCGGTGTACAGCGCCGGGCCTACGCCCTGGCGCAACGCCGACTCACCCAGGGCCGTCAGGTACGCCTGCAGCTTTGCCCAGTCATCGGTAGGAAACTTCCATTGCATGCTCACCCGAGCACCGCCTCGTACAATGGGCCTCGATCACCGTAGTACGTCTCAACGTTCTGTATCGTCATAACGTTGCCATCGCTGAGCGTAAGACGATCCTGAGGCCTGATGCCGTATACGCCGTCAAGGATGACCATGCAGGTACTCGTGCGCGTCAGGTTATCCGGCGTACGGTACTCCCGCTCAACGTACTCCACACGGCAATGAATCGAAATGGGCGCGGCATACGTCGGCTCAGCGTTCACGTTATTTCCGGTTTGTCGCTCAATGGTGACGTTGTCTACCATGAGCTTCTTCCAGTCATACGAGAGCGGCTGTGCCTTGACCGGGCCTGGGATCGTTTGGCTCGACATCAGTACGGCACACCTGTGTTGGCGAGGCTGAGCGATGGATCGACCGACGACACCAGGGGATTGCTCCCGAGGTCGCGCCGGAAGGCGGGCTGCACGCGATCGGGGTCGAGCTCGGCAGCGCGCTTTGCGTTGACGGAATCGGCGACCATAACTGGCGAGGCGTTGCCGATCGAGGCCTGGGCGCGGAGCGTGTCCGCAAGCTCCAGATAATGCTCGTATTTCTTCTCGTTCGCGAGTGCAAGGTGCCCCACCTTGACCGACACCTCGCGCCCGAATCCAGCGGCTATTGCCTGACAGCAGCGCGCGGCGGCATAGTACGCGCCCGAAGTTTGCGTCAGGATGAAGTCGATCTCCTCATCCTGCAGCAGTTCATCGGCCTCGTTGACGTCGCCGATCAGGAACCGCACCTGATCACGAACAGACGTCGCTATGTCCGACGGGCTGTACGACCACGTCATCGCGTGCTCCTTACAAAGTAGAGCACGATCGTGCCCTGCTTTGCCGCGCCGGCGTTCGCGACGACCAGGTTGGCGCTACCTACGACCACTACTGGTACGTTCGTGCTTGCGCCGAGCATCGGTGCAACAGCCGAGGCTGTCACGTTGCTCAGGTTGGCCCCGAGGCCCGCGAGGAGGTCAGTACCGTCGTCGTCAAGGAGCGTCACATCGTACAGGTTGGTCGGCTGTACACCGCCCGCGCCTGGGATGAACGACACGCGCGTAAGCACACCGTTGAGTCCCAGGACGGGAGTGCCGCTGACGTTGCCTGAGGCGTCCGACGTCCATACGAGGGTCACCTTGAATGCAGGTACGCGCGGCCTTACGGTCGCGGGCACCTGCGTGGCAACGACGGTACCGACAGCCGCCATGGTTACAGGCCCTTGCGCGTGTAGGTGACGAACGCCCCGTACAGGTTGAGCACGTCTGTGCCATGGGCGGCAGGCGTGAGCGAGATCGAGGCAAAGCCTGTGCCCGCTGCGCCCGCCGGCGTGTAGCTCTTCGTGTACCGGGCAACGGTGGTGCCCGTGATAGCGGCGGTGTTGCCGCCTCGGTTCGTGTCACCCACACCGTCGAACACGCCGACCGCAACAGCAGGCGTGTCGGTCGCGCCTCCCATAGACGCCACCAGACTGACCACGACCGGCTGTGACGCGTCAAAGTCGAGCGGATACACGAACTGATTCGTGATCTCGATCACGCCGGCTGCGGCCCACTGGATGCGCAGGCCCTTGTCGGTGCTTGTATTGATGCGGATCAACTTCGGCGCGCTGTCCGAAGCAAGCTGCCCGCCATGGCTGGCGAGCACGGGGATG